ATGAAACAGGTGAAATGTGAAATGAACACTATTGTGGCTAATATTTTTCTCGAAGCAGTGCATGAGGAAGCTATTCCTGTCAATGTAAATACTGGAATGGAGTGGAAAGAACCAAATGGTGGAACAATGATTGACATGTTATTGGAATTTGAGGAATCTGATGAAACTACCATTAATAATGCCTTGAATAAGGCTGTTAATGATTCAATTGAATTATTTCAAACCGAATAAATAATATGGAAACAAAAGACTTAAAGAAGAAATTCAAAGATTTAACAGTGGCTAAGTTGACAATGGATGCTGTTTATTCTCGTCGTGCCATCGAAGAAATGGTAACTAAACAGTTTGGAAATTCTGTTTTACGTTATGAACATTATGGAAAAAAGGTCAATGTGGCAACGAGCTCCATTTATTGTAAGTTTATTAAACAATTAAAACCCGGAACAAAGGTTGTTATGACTGGAGCTGAAATAGAACTAAAGCCTGAATATGCCAAAAAAGTTTGGAAGGTAACTACACTTCCACAATTCATGTGTGGAGAAATAGTTGTTTGGTTAGAAGGATTTAGTGGGGCTTACTCATGTGAAATGCTAAGGTTTCCGGAGCCTGATGAGGATTTACCTTTTTGATACAAGATAAAAGTAACTAATATGAAATTAACAAAGGAAGAAGATCAAGTAATCTGCAAGTTTTTAAAAAATGTAGCGGAAGAAGGTGGTAAAGAGCTGTTTAGATTAATGCAGTTTGTTCTTATGAAATTATCTGAAGAAGCCATCCAGATGAATGCTGGTGAAGTTGCTTTAAGTCAGATTCTAAATTACGAAGGTGAGAAATATAATACGCGTATGGCTATCCAGTATTCCAAGGTGGGTGAAAAAACTTTAGAAGAACGTGCATACGAAATAGCTGACCGGATGCTCTTGTCAGGATCGGGAAACTGCGACCTCCGAGAAGAGATGAAGAAAGCTATATTAGCTGGGTATAATTTATATCATGAGGATTTCGATGATGAAGAATAATTCAAAACAATTTAAACATGAACGAGAAAGAAGATTTTTTCTTTATGGTATATGTAGAGGGTGAACATACTCCGGCATATAAACACAGCGATCTGACAAGCGCAGAAACAGAGGCTAAACGATTAGCAGAATCTTTGAATAGAAAGGCTTATGTTCTTTGTTCTATCAAATCTTTTGAAGTAAATAAGTTTATGGTTAGAGATTGCCGTCCAGTGTTGGGCGATGATCTTCCGTTTTAATCAAATCAATTTTAAATATGAATCATGAATTAAAAACATGGCCGCCTTATTATCAAGCGATAATAGACGGAAAGAAAAGATTTGAAATACGGAAAAATGATAGATGTTTCTCCGTTGGTGATGTTCTTCGCTTGCGTGAATACGATCCTGCCAAAGAATTAGACCCCATAACAGAGAAGTACACTGGACGCTACTGCTACGTACGGGTAGATTATGTTTTAAGTGATTTTCTGGCTTTAGAAGAGGATTATGTCGCTATGTCTATAACTCTAATTAATTAATAATTTAGAAATGAGTGAAACAATAATCAAGGTTTTAAAACCAAGCATAGATGGTAGGGTTTGCTATTGTCGAGTCCCTATCGCAAGGAAAATAATGGGAACTGGGGCGAAGGATTCTGAAATATTAATCAACGCTGGTATTTCTGATTCAATGATGGATATTGCGTTTAACTTGGAGACTGGAGCATACTCATTAGATAACACTTTGGCTAAAAATGAAGGGTATTGCGGTGCCTTCTCCACAACCAGACTTCTCCAACTTCTTCCAGTTCCTTTTAGTCGTGGCGGTGCGAAGTTTGGAATAATGCTTCACCCTGGAAACGCTGATGGTTTTGGTCGGAGTAGCCTTGTTGGATTGGTTGTAGATATGGAAAGTGGAGAACCGGTTAAAGAGTTTCACGGCCATCCGGTTACGGTTCTTGTCAAGTTGATAGAATTTGCAGCAAAAGAATAATTCAAAATTATAAAGAAAGGAGTAAACTATGGAATATGAAGATGTAGAAGAACCTTGTTGTGGAAATTGTGCTAAATTGACAGAATGCTTTGGGGTAGATGTTGATATTGAAGATCCTTATGAAAATCTACTCGATTACTGCCTCGCATACCAAGAAATAAAAAACGAAGATAATTAATAACTAAGTATATGAATATAGAACAAATTATTTTCAATCTCCAGAGCGCACATAGGTGGGTTAGATATTGGAAACAAAAGGAGATTTCAGGCTTAACAATGCCTGGTGAATACATTGAGATAAGGAGCTCTTTCTTATCAGATACAGATCTTGCTGATATTTTAGAAGCTGGATTCAAAATAAAAAGAATCAGTTCGAAAAATATAGATGCAGATGCTTATGATGATATCCTGTTAATGCGTAAAATTTGAGTATAACTAATAAGAAAGGAACATTATGGCAAAAACAGCTGATAAATTTGTATTAGGTGTCTCCCCGTTGACCGGGGACGCTTTCATTACAGCGACAGATAAAAATGGTTGCATGACAGATAATCGTAGAAAACTAAGTCGTTCGGAAGTCTTTGCATTCATGCATCAATTCGCGCAAGAAGAAGCCGAGAAACTCGGTTCTGATACTTTTCATGTAACAGCCGGAGGAAAGCGTGTTTTAGAGATTAAAGTTTTAGAGAAAGATTAAAAACGGTACAGATATGAACACTTTTAAAAGTAAAGCAAGATGTCCTAAATGTGGCTGTACTAATCTTATTTTGATGGAAATAAGTATTGCGTCTACAACTTTTGTTCAATCGGTTGGATATGTGGCTAAAGATTCATCTTACAATGAAGTAGGAAATATAATCAGACTTGAAGGCAAATGTAATAGATGTAATCATGGCTGGATTTTTAGAAATGCGATTCAAATAACAGACGTGTTAGAACACCCAGAGAAATTTTAATCAAAACTGAATAAAAATGAATAATTCAAATCTAAGTAGATATGAAAGCAAAAATAAGAAAAACAGGCGAGGTGGTGGACGTAATAACTTACTCCGGTCATACATACAGAAGTGATATTGATGTTGTGTCTTATATTGACAGCAAAGGCAATGAATGCGTTGATATGAAGATGAATAGGTTTTGGGATTTTGAAGATGTAGAAGAAAGCCTTATTGATTGGGAGGAAAGACGTTTTGAACTTATAAAGGCAGCGATGCAAGGGAATCTTCCGACATCAGCATTTGATAAGGAAACTTTTTGCAAGCATTGTATATCTATCGCTGATGAAATGATTACTCAACTTAATTCCTAACAAAATATTTATGAATAAAAGAACAATGCAAATAGATGTCATCGACCCGGTTGAAGGTACTGAATTGATGAAATGCAAATTGTATGTTGATGGTCGTGTATGTGTCATCGGAATGTCACAGTATGACTATGAAGAATTAATGCGCGAGAAAGTGTTTATCCGCGATGGCAAGAGTGTTGATTCTGCTGGTGTGATAAACACAACTAACACCTTCGTTGAAGAAGATTAATATTCATATACAAATCAGAAATGAATAAACCTATTGAGAAATACATAAAAGAAGAAGATCTAAAAAAGATGCCAATCAATCAGGTGAAAGTATGTAGACAGATATATACCACCTACAAAAATGTTGGTAATGATGATATTATGATGTTATCTGCACTGGAAGTCTATACTCGTCTTTTTCCAGCAATAGGCAGTTTGCCTGAAAAACAACAACTTGATATTGTTCACGAGGCTACAATGATTGCTTACGATGCCCGTACAAAGGCATTTGAGCACATGATAAATTATAATCCAAATAACGAATAACTATAATTTAAAAAATATATAAATGAAAAAATTAAAACGTTTACAATATGGTGATTTCCTGATAGAAGGCAAAAATCTCAAGGAAGTTAAGGAACAAAATAGATTATATAGAAGATATATCAACCCTTTAGGAAGATTATCTAAGTATGTCTTACCTTTTTGATTAAGTAATATGAAGATTTACTATTTTAATGACAGAAGTTTTATGAATGAAAAGCAGTATGATAGAGGACTTCAAGCAATATATTCCGGATGATGATTCATGGATCAGAGAATACAATGATAGAATAGGGATGCAGGAACTTGCCAATTACTATGATAAGGTTTTTGTATTCCTATTCGATATGAAGTCCGGAGACGAACTCAATATCGTGGAAATTGTTAGTCCGGATAATTATGATCTATTTATAAAGTGTGTGTCAACCTGTTTTAGAGAGTTGGCCAGCTATGGAATGTGCGGATATCATTTAGAGGGCAGTATCATCCTGAAAAGATGATTTTTTATCCTAATTCCCTAACTGATAAGTTCGCAGAAAAATAAACGACAATGATAGATGAAAAGTATATTGAGCAAGTATTAGACCGTGCGGATATCGTTGACGTTATCGGTGGTTACGTTGAATTGAAAAGGCGCGGTTCCAACTACGAGGCTTGTTGCCCTATACACCAAGAGAAAACCCCTTCTTTTAAAGTTAACCCGGTACGGGGAATTTGGCATTGTTTCGGATGCCATAAAGGTGGTAATGTCATTAGTTTTATCATGGAGCATGAGACAATGAATTACCCGGAAGCTATTTATTTTCTGGCTAAAAAGTACGGTATAGAGATTGAGGAAGAGCAACAGCCCTCTCCTGAACAACAGCAGGCACGGATGAAGCGTGAGTCCATGTTTATCATTAATGCCAAATGTGCAGAGTTCTTCGTACAGAATCTTCAGCAGAAAGACGCAGAAGGAGCTCGTAGCTATATAAAAGGACGCTGGGGCAAGGAGTATGCCGAAGAAATGCAAATTGGCTTTGCTCCTGATGATTGGAATACTTTATATAATTTTGCTGATAAAGCGGGATTATCCATTGATTTGATGATAGAGTTGAAATTGCTCAAGCAAAATGAGGTGAAAGGCAATATCTACGATTTCTACCGCAATCGCATAATGATCCCGATTCGTGACCGATATCGGCACATAATAGGCTTTACTGCACGGGATATCTCCGGAATAGAAGGTACTCCCAAATATCTAAATTCGGCAGAGTCCGATATATACTCCAAAAGTAATTCTATATTCGGCATCGATGTTGCGATTAGGCAAGCTGCAAAGGAAGATCGGTTTTATTGTGTCGAGGGTGCACCTGATGTAATGCGCTTACAACGCATATTCGTGAACAATGCAATTGCCTCGTTAGGTTCTGCCTGGACAAAGGAACAGTTTGAACAGCTTAAAAAGTACGCAACTAAGCTGTGTTTTCTTCCGGACGCAGACCCACCTAAAAGAGACGAACAATATGGTACAGGCATAGCTTCAGTTATGAAGAATGGTTTGTTAGCCATGCAATGTGGTTTTGCTGTTTCTGTAAAAGAGATACCACTCGGAGAAGCCAATAGTAAAAATGATCCGGACACTTACTGCACGGATAAACCCAAGTTTGATATTCTTGAAGAAGAAGACTTCATCACATGGTATGCGAGATATATCTTCAAGACAGCTGTGACCACTGAAGATAAAAGTACGGCCATCGGCACTATTTGCCGCATGGTGGCTATGTTGCGCGATGATATTAAGGAGTCAATGTACCTGGACAAACTACAGGAGTCCTATAAAAATAAAAACCTTTGGAAATCCGCAATCAATCAGGCAAAACAGCAGATAAAATCAAAGCAGGTACTTGATCAAGGCAAGAAGATTGATAGGGATTTATATAGCAGGTATGGCTTCTATGAGGAATATAACGCCTACTATGTAATCAGTACCAATGGTGGAAGCCCGGTTCAGTGGTCGAATTTCACCATGTTGCCGATGTTCCACATTAGGGACTCTTTGCTTCCCAAACGACTCTATAAAATTAAAAACCAAAATAACCAAGAAGAAATTATAGAAATGAAACAAGAAGATTTAGTATCGCTTTCAAAGTTCAAACAGAAAGTTGAAGGTTTGGGAAATTACATTTGGTTGGCGACAGAAAAGGAACTGACTAAACTTAAAATGTTCCTCTATGAACAGACTGAGACGGCCACCGAAATAACCCAGTTGGGTTGGCAGCGCAAAGGGTTTTATGCATTTGGCAATGGAGCCTTTGACACGGAATGGCATCCGGTGGATGAATATGGTATTGTACGGCTGAAATCAGGTAATTATTATTTGCCGGGTAGTAGTATGATCTATCGTGATGATGTGAAGCTCTTCCAATTTGAAAGGAAGTTCATCCATACCAATTACAGTGCGGTTACCATGCGGGATTATGCCGAGAAATTGATAAAAGTTTTCGGTGATAATGCTAAAATTGGTATTTGTTTCCTGTTAGCCACATTATTCAGGGATATCATAGTAGGACAAACAAAGAGTTTCCCGATCTTAAATCTCTTCGGGCCTAAAGGCTCCGGTAAGTCAGAACTTGGACATAGCTTAATGTCTTTCTTCATCATAAAGAATACTCCACCTAATATCCAGAATGCAACCATTGCCGCGATGGGCGACCTCGTTGCACAATGCGCTAATGCATTGGTACACATCGACGAGTATAAGAACACAATTGATTTGGATAAGCGTGAGTTCCTGAAGGGGCTATGGGATGGAACGGGACGTAGCCGTATGAATATGGATCGGGATAAAAAACGGGAAATAACCTCGGTCGATTGTGGTGTAATATTATCCGGTCAAGAGATGACGACCATTGACATTGCTCTGTTTTCCCGTTTGGTTTATCTGACTTTCACCAAAACAGAGTTTTCTAATGAAGAAAAACGAGCATTCGACGATTGTAAAAGTGCACGGGATATGGGCTTGTCACATTTGACTTTGCAGTTACTTCGCCACCGGGGTAAGATGGAAACGGACTTTACTGCAAATTATCGGCAGTGTATGACTGATTTGAATGATTGTTTATCGAAAGAAAAGATAGAAGACCGTATTCAGCGGAATTGGGTAATACCTTTGGCGGCATTCCGCACGATGGAAGCAGTGATTGATGTTCCATTCTCTTATAAAGAAATGTTGGATATCACAGTGGAAGGGATTATTCGACAGAATCAGGAATGTAAAAGCAACAATGAGTTGGCCAACTTTTGGAATGTGGTATCTTACTTATTGCAAGACGGTGAAATATTCAATGAGGCGGATTATCGGATTGATTATGTGAAGAAGTTCAAATCGAATGTGATAAAGAATGAGATGGAGTTCGTTCGGCCAAGACCAATTTTAATGATGCGGAAGAATCGTATCTTTATGCTTTATAAAAAGTTTGCCAAACAGGTGGGAGATACGGCGCTTCCACCGGAATCTCTAAAATTCTATCTTGAGAACTCAAAAGAGTATTTAGGAGTTAAGAACTCTGTACGTTTCAAAAACATACAGAATGGGGTTGAGATTACTAAGCGTGTAGATATAGGGGAGGGTAGAACCGAATATCGTAAGACCAGTACTCCGGAACAAGCCATGTGTTTTGATTATGAGATGATAATGGATTCATATAATATCAACTTGGAGATTGATACGGATTCTGGGGATAGCGATAATGAGGGTATCAGGGATACTAAAGAAGAAACACTTCCGCCAGTTCAAAAGAAATTTAGTTTTTAACGATATACTATGTATCATTGTCGAGGGTGTAGACGCTGTGAAGCGGATGCACCCTTTTTTATTGGCCTTTGTTTGTGCTGTTAAAGGCATTTTTGTTGGGACAAAAATAGCTTCTACACTTTCTACACTTTCTACAATGTTATAAATGAGATATTTAACTATTATAAGAACAGAATACAAGCTTCTACAAATTTCTACAAAACAAGGAAAATAAAGAAAGCTTCTACAAAACTTCTCTTTTTTCCTATTTGTAGAAGTCTTTTTCTACATTTTAATTTACTTATATTTATGCTAATTGCCTTTAAAACAGTGTATTATTGGATTTGTAGAAATTGTAGAAGCTGTAAACGGGAAAATATACCCGTCCGGTAGAAGGTAATAAATATATTACTATTTGAATATATATATTATATTTGTGTCAAAATAAAGACTTATGAGCAGCTTTGTTATCTATCTCAGATTAGAAAAATACCTTTCTCAGTGGCTTGTACACGCTCTTGGCAGTCCGGTTCGTTTTCCGGCACAGAGTAATGAGAATGCGGTGATCCGTCGTTTTCTTCAAAGATTGCCTTCCGGACAGAAGCCGGAACTGATGGTTGATGGACTGACGCCTATTGTTATTCCGGATTCAAAGGCTAAAGACCCGGCAGTATATAATTATCTTGGCCCGCGAGCAAAAGAAGCCGTTATTGAAGCTGTTGAAGACTTATTCCGGCGTAATATGTGGGCGGAACTCGGAGAGATGTCGGTTGATCAATCTATTGGAGTTAATAAGATGGTTGCTGCATGGTGTGAAATGCATGGCATTGATGATGACTTCGTGGAAACTGTACGTCAGAAATATTATCGTATGCGTAATGCCTATACTAAGAAAGGTTTGTTTTTAAATTCTTTAACAAGAAAAAGAGAGGACAAGGATGCCTGTTTTGAACAACACCGAACAACACCGAACAATTATGAGCAATTGCCTTAAATTTATCAATCAGGTAGAGTTGATTGAAGTTGCTAATTTATCATCTTCAATTTTTATACCGGGAGTCGGAGTTTACCTTTCTCCGGCACTAACTTTCCGGAAATTGGAAACTGTTGGTCTTTCCTCTTTGGAAATTTTAGATCGGGTAGAGAATAAAAACCGTATTTACTCCCATACATTGACGTGCTATCTGCCGGATCGTTTTAATGTGGCCAATCGAAAATTGTGTTTCCTCCTTACCGCCATCTCCGGAGAAAGATATCTGATCGGTACGGATTCCCGACCTTATCCGGTCGTGACTTTCACGGACTCAAGACCGGAAAGTATTGCATCACAATGTGCGGTTACAATGCTCGTAACCTATTCTAATACCTGTTTTTACACGGTTTTGGATGTGTAAAGGTCTTTTTATTATATAAGGTATGGGCGTAATATTGCAATAAAATGTTTGCAATATGACGTATAATATCAACATTGATGACTACATCGGACGCTGGGGGTACTCCAAACAGTATATTCGTAACCAACTGGCTGGCTTGAAAGGTAAGCCTGTTAATGTCCGTATCAGTTCGCTTGGTGGGGCGGTGGATGACGGACTGGATATCCGCCAGCAGTTTATTGATCACGGCGACGTGACCGCTTATTTGTATGGTTTGGTCGCAAGTTCTGCCACCATTGCAGCGCAAGGGGCAAAGAAAGTCTGTATTTCTAAATTTGCCATGTTCTTGGTGCATAAAGTAAGTAACTGGGTGGATGCCTGGGGGCAATATAATGCAGACCAGATACAGGAGCTTATCAATCAGCTCAAAGAAAATAAGCTGGAGAATGATAAGTTTGATATTGTGTTGGCCAATATGTACGCCAATCGCTGTAAAAAGAAGGTGAATGAAATCCTTGATGTACTGAAAGAAGGCCGTTGGCTTACCGCACAAGAAGCGTTGAACTATGGCTTTGTAGATGAAATAATAGAGGACAACGAAAAGATTGACTTTGTTGATGCCGCTGAAAAACTGAATGTATTGGGACTGCCTGCTCTTCCATCACAACAGGACAAGGTAAATTCTACCGAAGGTTTACTGCAAAAGGTGATTTCTAAAATGGATGGCTTTATTTCCTCTTTTGGCAAAAAGGAGGAAGACACTCCATCTGAAACTATTAATAACGTAACAACGATGAAGAAAGACTATTTGAAAGTCAACGCCATCCTGAATGTTGAAGGCTTGGAGTTTGACAAAGATGGTAAGTGTAATCTTACCGAAGATCAGGTTAAAGCCGTCAACGATAAAGTGAATACGCTGGAACAGGACATTACCGATAAGCAAACCCTTATCGACCAGAAAGAAGAGCAAATTAATAATCTGAAGAATGATGATGGTGATGAAACACGCCACATTGAAGGTGAAGAAAAAAATGGTAAGTCTGATGTAACAGCACAATCTATGTATAACGATGTAAAGGATTTTATTTAATGGCACAAGTTGGAGTTAATATTGCAAGCGAGGATCTTCAGAAGACCGCTCGTAAATATCGAAAAGAATTGTTGCAGATGCCTGTGATTGCATTGTCCCGTTCATTGCAGCACATGAGTCTGCGTCCGGGTATTCGCTATTCTGAAACAGTTGGTGAATTGTCCGGTGATATGCAATTTGGACCCTATTCTGAAACACGTGAGGATAATAGTGAAGTAGTAATCAATCCGAGAACGTTATATACGTTCTTCGGTTCGGTTGTGCGTAACTTTTCCCCGAATAAAATCTATCAGTCTATGTGGGGTTCTGACATCACTAAGGGGGAAGCTTTGAAGTCCACTGAGATTACTCGTAAAGTGCTGGCTTTTCTCAGCGCTCAATTGGGTAAGAACCTGAATAACGTACTTTGGTCGGCTGTTCGTAAGGATGATGGTGAATTGTCCAAAGACTTATTTAATGGCTTTGATACGATTACCAAAAAAGAGTTGGATAGCGCTAAGCTTTCGGCTGCATTGGGCAATTATCTCGTTATCGAAGCTATTGATAAGAATAATGCTGTTGACGTGTTAAAAACAATCTGTCAGACTGCTGATGATATGTTGACTGAAGAAGAATCTGTGAAACTGTTTGTGCCTAAGCACGTATTCTTTGACTACTGCGAAGATTATAAATCGTCTACAGGTTCTATTCCTTATAATAAGGAGTACAATCAATATTTCGTAGAAGGGTTTGATAATGTGAGTATCGTTCCTCTTGCCAATAAGAAAAAAAGTCCGTTCATTCACATGACGGTAAAGAAGAATATGTTGGTGGGAGTCAACCAGACCGGAGAGGAAGAGAATATTGAAGTGGCACGCTTCAAAGCTTTTGTTCTCCAATTTATTGCTACGATGTTCTTTGGCGTTGAATTTGAGTCCATCTCTAAAGAACGGTTATTGGTTGCAAGTATTGATGGTGTAACTGCTATTTAGAAAGGAGAAGATATGGCTGATGTTAAACCAGTAGGATGTGGTTCAATAGACTTATATGAGTCTTTGGACTTTTGCGACGGTAAGACCGTATTGCCGGGTATTCGCCCGAAAGTCTTTTTTCAGAAGAAATCTAATATTGTGACTTGGCCGAAACTTCCGGATTTGGAAGCGGCTAAGTCAATGGCTGCGCTGGCGACATATGTAGGAAACTTCGTACTTGCCGCCGATAAGAAATGGTTGACACTGAAATCATTGTCAACAAAGTCTAATGTGACCTCTGAGCCACAAGGAGAGAAGCCAAGTCGGACAACGTTGAATAAATGTACATTGAAACATTCCGGTACTGAAGAGGATGCTTCAGGGTTCTGCCGTCAGGCTACAGCAGATGATCTTGTGTATCTTGTTCAGCAACGCAATGGTAAGTTCCGTGTCATTGGTTGTGAAGAGTTTGAAACGGATACAAAACCGACTCAGGCACTTGGTGAGGGTGTAACCGGAGAAGCTGGTACAACTATTGAGATTGAGGCAACCGACCTTTGTCCGGCTCCGTTCTATCCGGGTAAGATTGAGGCGGAGGATGGTGATATCTCTGGTGCGGATGGTTCGGCGTGGGCTGATCCATCGGCATAATGCAATAATTTGTTTTTGGTTAGTTGGTTTGGTGGTGGCGTGGCTGGTCTGTGCCATCACCTTTTTTTAAAAGCTAAAGTTATGGATGAAAAATTGACAGCAAGAATACAGGCTTATTTGGATGCGGCGCCTGAAGATAGAAATGTGATTGACGGTGCGACTATGCTCCTGTCTCTGAATCGTAACCGCATCCTTTTCCAGAATGTAGTTCGTAAACCGGAAAAGTTTGCGGATAAGGTTGAATATGAATTGAAAAAACATCTTGCCATACGCCTTGACCGTAAGACTATTGCGGATGTGGTAACTATGAATAAAGTGGTAATTCCGGCAGCACAAGCAACGATTGCCGAAGGTGCTCCGGTGATTTCCACTGATAATGATTTGCCGACTGAAGGAACTGTTGTGCGTGGAAAGCGTGCGGATCATGAACTGCTTCCGGATGAGATTAAGGCTTTATGGGATGAGTGTACTCCGCTTTGGTTCAAGATAAAGGAACTGTTTGAACTACTGAAAACGATGGAGAGTTCTCCGGCTTGTGACCGCTTTGAATACTTACAGCAGTTGGAAGAGTGTGACAAAAAGTATCGTGCCAATATGCAGGCTTATGATGCTTTTGTTGTTGGTTCTTCTGATGCTGATACGGATAATGGCAAGAAAGCGGAAGATAATCCGGCTGATATTGCTAAAAAGGTCAATGCTGCACGGAAATATCTTTCTGACAATAAAAAGAAGCTGGCTGATCTGAAAACCACGGATGAGAAAAAGTATTCAGTGTTACTGATGAAAGTACAGGAACGTTATGAATATCTTGTCAGTAGCGGTAATACGGTTGAAGCTGAACAAGTGGCAGAGTTGGTTAATTTAGGGTTGGTAGTTAAATGAAATTAGTCAATCAAATAATAAAGCCATTATCCGGTACGCCATTACAGGCGTACTTGGATAATCGCATACAATTATTTGATGTCATAGAGAAAATACTTTCCGAGACTGGTCCGGCTGAGATTTACATTTCTACCTTTTCCACTTCCGAAGAATTTCTTCGGAAAATTTTTCGTCTCCGGAGACGGGGGTTGTTGACGAAAGCAACCATGCTGACTGACCTGAAGGCATCCCGAAAAACAGTTCACCTGTACACATTCATATCGAATGTGTTTGATGATGTGTTCTTGGCTGAGAATCATTCCAAAGTTATTCTCATCCGGAACTCAAGATGGATGGTATCTATCTGTACATCTCAGAACCAAACACGGGGAAACCGTACTGAAAGCGGGATGATAACCACTGATCCGCGTATTTACCTCGACCTGCAAGAACAGTTCTCCACTATCATTAACTCAAAAGCAATTCATTTGGATGGGCTATTCAACGGAACAGATAGAGAAGATTAAGGAACTGGCGGCATGCTTGACTCCGGTTTCTGACATGGCGGTGCTGCTTGATGTAGACGTTGATGCGCTGCGTCTTGAAATTCGTAATCGTAATACTCCGGTGTCTCGTGCTTATCATTATGCGAAAGCTGATACCGCACTCAAGTTACGTAAACAAGAAATTGAACTGGCTAACGTTGGCAGCCCGTTGGCGGTGCAGCTTACGAATAGCTATTTGTTGAATATGGACTCTGATGAAGATTTATAATGCCTGTACCTGCTACTATAGATGTATGTGAAAAGTATCTGTTCGCTGATGTCAATGAGATGACCGCGGATGGTATTCCGGAACTGATTCAACAGCGATTGATAAGGCTTCGGGATATGTATAATTTCTGGTTGCAGTTTCCACGGAAAAAAGATCTGGAAATAGTTGACGAGCTGGAGCGTCGTTATAAGGTCAGCAAGTCTACTGCTTATGAGGATATCCGTCTCATAAAGCGATTACTTGGCGATTTGGCTAAAACCACAAAGGATTATCATCGCTACAAATTTTGCCAGATGATTGATGAGACTTTTGATATGGCCAAGCGGATAAAGGATGCCAGGGCAATGGGGGCAGCCGCCAATTATTATGGAAAATATACTCAGCTGGATAAAGAAGATATCCTTGACAAAGGCTATGATAAGATTGTTGTCCAGCCGTTTGAACCTACCGATGATCCGACGGTTCTTGGTATCAAGCCTATTCCTAATGTCAGAGAAAAAATAAAGACCAAGATACAGCAGTATTGGTCTGATGACATTGAAGATGTGTCATTTGAAGAGGTGGAATTTAACGAGGAAGACATTTTCAAAATAAAACCGCAAGGCAATGAAGCAGTACTTTAATGACCCGCAACAGGAAGTGATGTACACTTCGGCCAAAGATACGGTCGTCGTCGGTGGTCGTGGTATTGGCAAAGGTCTGATTCATGCTGCATGGAATCTCCGGAACATGCAGCGTATGCCCGGCAGTATAACGGGCTTTGTTGGTGCTAATTGCAAACGTGTCCTTACGAATACGCTTCCTTCCATGCTTATCCATTGGGAGAATTGGGGGTTCAAACGCGATCTTCATTGGACTGTCGGACGTAAACCGCCCAAGACATGGGGATGGGGAGAACCATTGTTTGAACCGGAGAACTGGGAGAATATTCTTTCGCTCTATAATGGTAGTATTGGCTACATCATATCACAAGATAGAAGTGGAACTTCCAACTCACATTCTTATGACGCTTTGGATATCGACGAAGCTAAATTTATAGATTTTGAGCAGCTGAAGGATGAAACCCTCCCCGCTAACCGTGGTAATAAGCAATACTTTGGACAGCACTTCTATCATCATGGTATGTTTATATCTTCAGATATGCCGGTTACAAAGAAAGGGTCATGGTTCCTTGATTATGAAAAGAAGTGTGACCCGGAATTAATTGAGGTGATCCAGGCAACAATCTTTGAGATTTGGAAGACTAAGCAAAAAGTCAAAGATATGTTAGGGGCTGGAAAAGTCGTGCCTGCTTATTTACGCTCCTATCTACGTACTTTATCGCGTGATCTTTGCCGGATGCGTTCGGTAGCCGTCATGTACAAGGAATACTCAAGTATTTGGAATATGCAGGTATTGGGCGAGAAGTGGGTGAATGATATGAAGCGTGACTTGCCACCGCTGACCTTCCTGACCTCTATCCTCTGTAAGCGCATAGGCATCACCCGTGATGGCTTCTACTCATCCATGCGGACGCATCATAAGTATAGCTGTACCAACTTCTCATATCTGGATAGTCTTGAGTACAAGTTCGACAAGTTGAAAGAACCTACATCGCTGGCTGATGCTGATGTGGACGCAGGTATGCCTATCTGTATTGCATTTGATTATAATGCGAACATCAACTGGCTGGTAGCCGGACAGCCGCAGGATAACAAACTGAAGGTGCTGAAGTCTTTCTTTGTGAAGTATGAACGTAAGCTTCCGGAATTGATTGAGGACTTCTGCAAGTACTACCGCCATCATAAGCGCAGGAAAGTGATATTCTATTATGATAGCACGGCATTGGGAAGTAATTACGCTGTGAATGATCAGGACTTCCGATGGGTGATTTCTCATGAGTTCAAGAAGCGTGGATGGGAAGTTCAGGAGGTGTATATCGGTAAGCCTATGAACCACATAGAGAAGTATCTATTGATCAATCGGATGTTTGCCGGACAAGCAACGCTAATCCCGATGTTCAACGAGCAGAACAATGAAGACCTGTTAATCTCTGTACAAACGGCAGGTGTGTATAATGGTGGTAAGGATAAGCGTGGCGAGAAGCTGGCTGAGTCGGAAGATGATAAGCTGGAGGGAAGAACGGATGGTTCTGATGCCTTTGATACTCTCTGTATAGGCTGTGAGAAATTCCCGAAGGTGCATTTCAATTTGTTTGTAACCTCTTCGATGTAGGTTAACTGTCAGTGTTGATGCTCATTAACGTGTGTTCACTTTTAAAAGTGGATGTACGTTTTTTTTATGCGCGTTTGGCGTGTACCGAGGGCGTGAGTAAAGAATTATTACATATTCCGAAGGGGAGGAGGGAGGTAATGAGATTTTTTGCGTAGGGCGGTGGGGGGTAGCCTTCGGCAGTTCCGCACAAAGTGCGGGGCTGCGCTGTGTTAGTACGTTGTTTATGAGGGAGTTGTTTGTTTGAGTGCTGGAAACCTGCAATTTTTCACTGTATTTTATAGGCTTTTTCAAAGGTAATTTTCTGTATTTCAGTATTTTGCGTTAAGTATAATTAACGTTTAAGTGGTATTGGGAAGCCTTTTGACCTTGTTTGATGCCTTGGTAGCTCTTTTCTTTTTTCTCGAATGATTTTTTCTAAAAACTTTTTTTTCATGGGATATAGGTCGTATTTCCCATGTTATTGTCTGATTTTTATCTTTAATATTAGTATATTGCTGTGTATTAGGTGATTATGTGTTGTTTTGTGTTGAAAAAATCACTATCTTTGTTATGTAATCAAAGGGGGATAGGGTTGCACCCCGAACCCCGCAAATGTTTAATTTTTAACGTATAACATCATGAAAAGTAATGTAATCAGCGCAAAAGGCGCAGAGGCGAAAGCCGCAGTGTTAGGTAATGCAGTAACTAACAGCAAACAAGAGGAGGCAGCACCTTTGCTTCTGTTGCCCCCAGTTCCCGAAGAAAAGAAAGAAAAAAAGCCCGCTAAAGTGGTGACACCTGTTGTTAGTGAGAAGAAGGAAACAACAACAGCGACAGCCGCCCCAAAACGGTTGAGTATTGATGAACTGACGGACAAGGCAGACCGGGTTTATTTGCTTCGGCAAAAGTACCAAGAAGTAAGAGAGAAGCGCAAACAGCTCGAAAGTTTCACTATTTCGCACGACAAGAATAACGCCCAATTAACTCTTGTGGATGCTAAGGGGCTTTCTATTTCAACATCTAATCCGGTGGCTATTGGAAAGTTGTTAGCTGATTGGATGCTGGACTTAAACAACCATTTATCAAAGACTGAGAAAGAGATTCGGGTAGAACTTGAACAGCTTGGAGATAATTAAACAAAATCCCCCTACACCGTTGCACCGTTGTAGGGGGAAACAAAATCAAACCGAAGTTTAATTTTTAACGTACTGCAAAGATGGAAAATATTTTTGAGACTGCAAAGACTATACAGGAAAAACGGGCTATTTTGAAAGGTCTATCACAACCGCTTCAGCAGCTTGTTAAAGTGGGGGCAATTCTTTCTGTGAATGATGGATTAAAGGGAATTTATGCCCAATCGGGGCACATGGAATTGAAAACAATACAGCAATGGAATAAGGACGGGAAACGAGTAGTAAAAGGCTCGCACGCCTTATGCCTGTGGGGAGCGCCTAAGCAGATAAACAAGGAACAACAGGAAGAAACAACGGACGGAGAAAATGACCCCGCAGACTTTTACCCGATTTGTTTCGTGTTCTCAAATTTGCAGGTATATGAAAAGCAATCCTAATGATTTGAAACCATTCGGGAAATACTTGGAGGGTATTTCCCGACCACACGGGCGGGCAAAGGTTTTTGATGATTTCTTGCAAATTATTGTGTGCTGTCTGTCTATGGGACGTAAAGAGGAACTTTATTTTAAAACTATAAAGCCTTATAGTAGGGAGGAACTTGAATTGTTTTCACAGGCTTTTGCGTCCCTTATTGTGCAGATGGATAGAAAACCGCTTGAAGACCCTTTCGGAGATTATTTTGAGGAGTTTCTAAGTAATAGTAGTAACGGGCAGTTCTTTACCCCATCGCCTGTGGCTGAACTCATGGCGCAACTTACAGTTCGCCAAGTAGGTGAGAAAAGGAAAGATGGAGATACACGGGTCTGTGATTCATGTTGTGGAAGTGGACGGTTGTTGTTGGCTGCTGCGCAACAGGATAGGAAACAGTTTTTTGTTGGAACAGACATTTCATATACCTGTTGTTTGATGACTATTATAAATCTTTGCCTTAATTCTCTGAATGGTGAAGTGATACACATGAATGCTTTATCAGATAGCTGTTGGCATCGGTGGTGCATTATTGTAGATAGTGTAACAAAGATACCGACAGTTTACGAAGTGGAAGAAGAGAAGATAAACCAGCCGCCGACCTGTGCGGATGATTTGAAACCTATGCCAGTGATGGGACTGGTACAGCCTGTTAAAAACATACCGCCTGTTAATTTTGTCCGTTTCAGCCCTAAAAAGTAAAAGAATACATGAGGTAAGGACAAGACGAGAAAAGCCGACAGTAGCCAGCAAAAGCACTCTATGAGCCTTTAAATAGGGGTGGAATGCTTTTGCGGGCGCCCCCTACGCTACGCTTCGGGGGAAAGCGGAACCGCCTCTTGCCTATAGCCCAGGGGGGCGGAGCTTTTAACGCCTGAATCGGCGATTGTTTGACGCAATAGAATTGCGATTTGTTAAAAGGTAGTAAAAATTCTACTGTTTGTTTGTTCATGGTAGAACTTTTACTACCTTTGTAGTGTTCTAAAAAAAAAGAAATGGTTAAATCATCCGAATTTCATCGGCAGATACCAAAGAAAGGTAAAAAAAGGGGGTGGAAATGGACGGGAGTTTCAGAAGGCAGCCACCGGATTTACGAAGATGTAAATGGTATCAGATACCCGGTTCCCTATCACGGTGCTAAAGAAATGGGCGAAGGGTTAAGAAAAAAGATTATCAGGGATATGGAGCTTGAATAAAGCTCCCCCTTTCCCTACTATGATATTGTGATTTTGCTAATTAAAGTTTTGCTAAATATGGGAAAGATTAAGGTTACTCTTGAAAAAGGTACTGATTTATTTGGTGCATGGGCTGAAAATGTCCCAGGAATTTACGGTGAAGGGAATACCGTGCAAGAGGCTAAGGATAGTATATTGGAAGCCATTGAATTATACAAAAAGTATAATGATAAAATTCCTGTGGAATTACAGGGAGATATGGATATAGAATGGGTTTTTGATGTACAATCCTTCTTGCAGTACTATAGTGGTATTTTCACTAAAGCCGCTTTGGAAAGAATCACGGGTATTAATCAAAAACAGTTGGGGCACTATGCTTCAGGAATAAAAAAACCCCGTCGAGCACAGGTGGAAAAGATTGAAAAAGCACTACGTGGATTTATTCAGGATATGGGTTTAGTACATTTAATATAAATATTTCAATTCATTTGTGTAAATTGTTTGCTTAGGCTTCTAATTGTGGAAGCCTTTTTTATACCTTTGTGGGAAACTTTTAAAATGTAAAACTATGGAGAACTATTTATCTTATCTCGTTGCAGTACATCTTTTGGGCTCTTTTGCCCTTGCTTATGCTGCTTTACAAAGAACCGTAAGTTTTTGGCTGGCCTTTTTGGTGTCATTGGCATTGACTCCGGTTGTAGGCTTTCTTTTCGTACTGTGTTATCCGACTTATGCAGAAGAAGACACAAAGAAGTATTTGAAAAAACTATTGGGAAATAAAGTAGAAGAATAAGTTTATTTTGTTAAGTAATATTTTAAAAATAAAATGTGTTATTATGAATCAGCCAAGTACAGAAATTAAAAAGACTGGGATTATTGTTATTCAGTCATTGAAAAAGACCGAAAGAAAGACTGGTACTGAATTGGAGCAGGATGTGCTACGGTATAAATCTTATGTGGATGAAAACAGTTTTGTTCAGTTGTATAATGCAGAGACCAAAGAGGCGTTCATTTCTACCCTGAAAGATATTGAAGCTGGAATGAATGATGGTGAAATCTTTACGTTGCATCTGGAAACACATGGTGGCGAGGATGGCATTTATTTAGCATCAGGAGAATGCGTACCTTGGGAAGAGTTTTTTAATTGTATCCGACCTATGAACATCAAGATGGGGCATTTATTGGTTGTTGTAATGTCTATGTGTAAAGGGGCGGCTATTATAGCTTATATGGATCCTGAAGAACGTGCTCCATATCGAGCATTTATTGGGGCACATAGAGATATGTATGATGATGAATTAGCAAGAGGCTTTGCTGCATTTTATGGTGAATATTCTAATCCGTTAGATATTGTTAAAGGAATGGATGCTTTAAAGGCAGAACTGTCTTCCACTAAAGAGCCTGATGGTCCTTTTTGGGTATTAACATGTGAACAGGTTTTTGATATGACCTTCGATGCGGATAGAGATCCTGTAAATTTTGCCAAGATAGTGGATAATGCCTATATGGGGCGAAAATTAAAAGGTATAGAGTGCACTCGTCAATCTGTAGAGGCGGAGATTAGAGAGCTTTATGATAAGACTAAAACAGAAAAGAAACCGTATTTCTGCTTTGAAGATATATACCCCAAAGAAAATAAATGATGCTTGTTTTTGCACTCTCAAATATTATCCTCATATTTGCAGTGCGAAACAATCAGTGATGATTAATCACCAAGAGCGATGAGAGACGCTCAACGTACAACGTGGGCTTTTTTTATGTCCATGTCTTAATATTTCGGCTGCCTTTCCCCTGTAATTTTGCTCTTGGAGTAATCTTACTGATTGTTTCGCGACACGGGAAATGGCAGCCGTTTTTCTGCCTTAACGCGAAACAATCAGTAAGTATGGGAAACCAGAGAAACCGCGCAAACAGACGCAATGTATCTGTTGAAAAAGTCCAGAAGGCTTTATTGGAGCTTTGCTCAGACCTCGCTTCAGGAAAAGAAAGTATTCCTGTTAGACGTACAGACAATGCCATCATCATTTATGCTGGTGATGGTTGCCATGTCAACATCACTTTTGAGAAAGGAGGTAAGATATGATGTTCTTTGTACAACATTTGCAAATCTATGCTCCCAAAAATCGTGCATGGAAGAAAGTGTGTGATTACGTCGCTAAGTATGAAAATGTGCTGGTAAGGGATGAACTGGCACTGGACGCACTCAAAGAGGAAATCCGCCTCATGGTGGAAAAGACTAATATGGAACATCCGAAACTGAAATCGATTCGCTATAGTGCCGGGAATTGTGGAAATAAACTTTCCCGCATTGACGCTTCTGTTGATAAAATGGGATGTCCGGATATGGTTTTCATCATGGATATATGCCGGGTTCGCTCGACTTATCAGTTTAGTGAAAAAGGAGAGAAAGGAGTGATAGAATGAGCAAACCTATATTCAAAGTAGAAAAGACTTCTTATTTCGAGGATGATAGGAACGTGTTAGAGGATTATACTGTGTATAGCCATGATAAAATAGTTCTTTTTGATGCCTACCGTGAAGATATTGAAGAGTTGGTGAGATTGTTAACATTGGCTCTGAATGATAGAAAGGAGGTAAGGAATGAACGATAATTCAGAAAAGAGAATTGATCCGGAAGAAATTATTCTCATTGAGTACCTGCAAACGTATCTTCCGGCAAAGAAGAAGGATGAAGATAAGATACTGAAGACAAGTCAGGATATCGCGGATGATCTGTCGGAAATGGTGGAGTTGACATTGAATCAGATCACAACTATCATGCTGGATATCGGATATCACAGCATGGTTGACAAAGATGGTCGTCCCAAGTGGATGATGATGAATAAAGACTAAGATATAACATTTTCTACATTTTTGGGAGGCATGCCGCTGTGAAGCGTTGTGCCTCTGTCTTTTTATGTGTTTCTGTGCGGAAATACCTTTGGGAAAAAATCAAAAAGCTATGATTACAATTCTCAAAGACGTAGCGGATTATATGTTTTCATCCGCTTTGGATAAAATTGTTTTCTTGACGGATCAGGCAGAAGTAGACTTCATTCTAACGGATGGAGAACAGAGAATGTTGGATGAAAAATATGTTCCGGATGCTGACGGAAAGATAACTATTTTAGACCTACAGGATTTAATAGAGCCTTATTTGGCTTCTAAACTGATAGGAGGTTTTTTCTATATAATCGGTGTGAATGGGCAAACTAAGGTTACGCGTGGTTTCACCGTGCAATATTGTGCTGCGGAGTCGTCGCTGAATGCTTTGGACTTTATGAACGGTCACTTCCTGACAGCAATGACAGGAGGGGAGAAAATTACTGCAATGGGACGCAAAGAATTCTTGCATCTGGTTGTATCTGAGAATACGGTTGTGAAGGTTACTTGTGATTATCATACGGCGGATAATAAGCTGGTATCCAAAGAATTCATTTTAGACACTTTTTCAACCATTCATTCAGTATATACGATTGATGTTTCTCCGGACGCTTTTACCAGCGATCTGGGGACTTTGCTCCGCTATACGGTTAAGGCTGGAAGTCGTGTGCAATATTATCAGATAGATTTAGAATGTCCGGATGCAGCACCCTGCTTACTTTTCACTAATTCATTTGGTTGCCAGGAAACATTTTATTGTACCGGAACTCATACTTTGGAACCGGAGTATGAGCGTTCGTCAGCGATGATTGATGGCATGTTTCGTCATTATCATATTGAAGAGAACCGCGTATTCAAAGCCAATACAGGCATTCTGAACACTGCAATGTCCGTCTGGGCGGATGATCTCTTTCGCAGTAAAGAGATTTACTTGCTGGAAGGGGATCGGCCCGGCAAGGAAATAACAATTACTGATTCGGAGTCAACACGGACGAATGATTATGAAAGTCTGCCTGCCTATACTTTCTCGTACAGATATGCGCAGCGAAATCAAAACATTTTGCAGCTATCCCGTGCCGGACGTGTATTCGACAATACGTTTGATAATACTTTTGGATGATGGTTATACATAAAAGTGATGCGCTGCGCCTGCTGGAGTCCGGACAGCCCTGCAATCTCCGTGTATGGAAGCTTTCTACCGGAGATATTATTGAATACAAAGGGATTCGTTGTGTCGGTTCCCACTGGAGAGGTGGTACACATCGAATTCTGCTGCCTAACTCTATGCTAATAAGAGAGTTTCGGGATATAACAATGTTTGAAATCAATGGAATGACAGTTTACTTATGAAAAAGGACGAGAAAAAGGAAATCCGGCAAAGTGAGTCGCACTATATGCCCAGCGAAGTTTTTTCGATTGGGCAGTCGAATATCATGGCGTCGATGGAGACGGTGGAAGACAGTGCCGATATCTTTGATGAAGACGGAGAGGATGTTTCGGTGATTACTATTCCTGGCGCTAAGAAATATAGATACGTTTCGTTTGGGCCGGATGATAAGTTGCCATTTGAGATAATCCGCCTGATCGGTGTGGATGAGGTGATGAGCCAAAACAAGCTTTTCAATGTCCTTACGTGCTATGGTGCTGGTCAGAAGTATATGGATATCGCTACGGAAAAACCGACTCAGGACAAAGAAATTAAGAAGTGGCTATTACATAACAGCATACCTGCTTTCATGCTTGAACAGGCGACTGATGTCAAGTACTTCTTTTATTGCGTTTCCGTAGTTATCCTTTCCAATGATGGTAAGAGAATCACTAAGTTACGACATAAGGAATCTTGTTATTGTCGATTTGAAAAAGCAGATGATAAAGGAAAAATTAATCATGTATTCTATGCGAACTTCCGGAAATCTTCGCTTCGGGAACAGGATGTTGAAGTTATCCGCTTATTGGATGAGAAAGATCCATTAGGTGACTTGGAAGTCTTGATGGGACGCGAACCCGGTGCTGATGGATTGAAAAAAGTGCGGACACATGAACGGAAGTTCGCTATTCTTGTGCGTTTTCCGACTCCCGGTTGCCAGTATTATCCGGTTCCTTACTATACGGCCATTTTCCGAGGCGACTGGTTCGATATAAAGCGTCTGATAGGTAAAGGGAAGAAAGCAAAGCTGAAGAATCATGCGTCAGTCAAATATCAAGTGGAAGTACATAAGGACTTTTGGCAAAATATTCTGGATGAAGAACGAATAACGGACCCGGTTAAACAGATGGAACGTCTCAAGCAGGAGAAAGAGAATATAAAGAAGTTCGTAGCCGGAATCGAGAATTCAGGTAAAGTTTGGATTACGGGTTATTATATTGATCCCAACGGCAAAGAAAACAGGATGGTGCGTGTTACTGTGATCGATACAGGTAAGGAGGGGGGAGACTGGTCGGAAGATATTCAGGAAGCATCTAACATCACTTGCTATGGCGATAATATTCATCCGAACCTCGTTGGTGCTACTCCGGGTAAATCGCAGTCGAATAATTCAGGTTCCGATAAACGGGAACTGTTTACGCTGAAACAATCGCTTGAGATTGCTTTCCATGACCTTATGTACACACCTCACAACGTGGTGATATATTATAATGGTTGGGAAGGTAAAGTCTATCCGGACGTACCAATGATTCTGCTGACGACGCTGGATCAGAATACTGATGCGAAGAAAAAGAGTGCTAACATACCTAATAACGAAACGGATGATAAAGATTGATAAAGACAAATTTGAGAAAATTGTACTGGCCGCAACAAGTTCAACGGCTGAAATTTTTGATATGATGGCTGATCCCATTGCCATTTCTACGGCTAAACTGAAATCTATTGTTTTCGGAACAGTTGTGGATTTCGACAATCTTCCGGAAGCAATGGTTAAGGATGTGGAACGTTTCATCTGCTTGGACGCATTTTATGAAGCCATGCCGGGACTTGACCTTGTCTTGACACCAACTGGTTTTGGTATTGTGAATAATCAAAATTTGTCTCCGGCATCACGGGATCGGGTTGAAACGTTACGCAAGTCTGTACGGCAATGTGCTGATGATGTAATGGATATTATCATATCGGGATTGATAGGTAATAGAGATTGGGCTACTTCTGCTTATGCGAAACTTTTAATCAGTTCTCTTTATTATACTGCCTCTCAGTTGCGGGATTATGCAGGCAAACCGGATGCGCATAGATCAGACCTGATTGCTTTACGACCTGTAATCTCTGAGGCGGAAGAGATCATATACCGGAATATATCTGCTGTGTTGTTTGATCATTTGCTGGAGAAGGTTCGTGCCAAGGATTTATCAGAATATGAAACATTACTTGTATGGATGCTGTGTAAGGCTATCGGGTTCTTTGTTAATCAGCAAGTTCCGGCTTTTAAACGTGAACTGGACAATGCGGTGAACTTCCTTGAAGGTAATCTTGATAAATTCCCTACTTATCAGGAAAGTGAGGCTTATAAAGTGAAACATTTTGAGCAATACCAAAATGAGAAAGACGACTCCTGCTACTTTTGGGGATAATGTGTTGGATTTCCAACTTCCGAATTGTTGGGAGAAGTTGACTCAGGAACAGTTACGGTATGTCTGCTATGCCATGTCTCGCTTTCCCGGCTTGCAAGCAAAGACCTATATTTTTATCCGTTTATTGGCAATCCGGATTTATCGGAAGGTAGCTGATGGCTGGGTATGTGCGGTTAAGTTGGAGAATGGGAGGAAGGTCCGTTTCTTCTTATGGAATTATCAGATACAATGCTTCCTGAAAGCACTGGACTTTCTTGATGCTCCGGCAACCTCTCCGGTCTGTTTACCTCGAATTGGAGAACTGCGGGCTGTTCATGTATTACTGCGTGGTGTGCCGTTTCACGACTATATTCGTATAGAAAATCATTATCAGGGATATTTGCAGACGAATGATATCCGACAGCTCCGGAGTATGGCTAAAATCCTGTATGTGGATAAGAACGGTAACCATCCGGAAGATGTGCATTTTTCAGAAGGAGAACTATTGTCGGTATTTCTGTGGTATGCTTCGCTGAAGAACCGCTTTGCGGTCAGCTTTCCCCATTTCTTTGGTAAAGCTGGAGAGAATGTGATCGCAGAACCGCCTAACATGGTGGAAGTGATGAACGCTGAAATACGTGCTTTGACTGGTGGAGATATCACAAAAGAGAACCAAGTATTGAGTATGGACTGTTGGCGGGCCTTGACGGAACTGAATGAAAAGGCGCGTGAGACACAAGAATATAATGAAAAGTATGGACACAATTAATTTGTTTGATGCAATCGGGTACTTTAAAGATATGTGCCTGAAGAATAAGTTGGCGAAAGCACATAAATTCTATCCCTGTGTCTGTTCCGGAATAAATTCTCTGGAGGAGGTATTGGAGAATTTTCGCAAGCAGTCTGCTTTCTTTGCGGTTGATGATACGAATGACGGGGTAACAGAGAGACGTTCCGGAGGTTTTTTTAAGAAGAGAACTTTCACGGTCTTCTTAATGAAGAAATATACCTTCAATGATATGGCGGATCGCCAAGTATCTTTGGATATCTGTCGTCAGTTGGCACGTCAGGTTCATAGCCGGATGCTACTTGATCGGGAGGACATGGGCAATGAACTTATTTACCTGAATACGGAAAACGTCTATATGCGGGAACTTGGAGAATATTTCATATCCGGTTGTACCGGGCTTTATTTTATGATCGACGTTTCTGAACCAATTGATTTAAGCTATAACGCTGATGAGTGGGAGAAATAACAATCGTCCGTATGCTACATCGGAGGACCGACAAAAATATCATGATGCCTGGGCGAAAATGATGGTCAACATCTGGAAAGAGAAGATAGAGCGGTTGCATGTTATTGATACGTACAAGCTGCATCAGGAGATAACGGATAATGTTACCTCTTCCGGAAATGAACTGAATACTATTCAGCATAAGTTTATGGAGTATGGTATCTATCAGGATTGTGGTACAGGAAATGGATATAAAAAGGGGAATGGCGGGAATCTTGAATTCTTGGATGAACGATATCGTGAAAGTCGATATGAACCACGTAAACCACGGGAATGGTTTTCCCGTGCTTACTTTGCTTCTGTCATGGTATTGAAAGAGCAAATGGCATATATGTACGGAGAAGAGTTCTGCGGGCTGTTGGTTGACAAGATTGAGGAAGCAAACCATAAGAGAAGCACGTCTATGCGTTCACGTTTATGGGGGAGCCGTAAACATTAGCGTCTTTTTATCACTCAGCGGGCTTTCGTTTCTTTGAAGAAAAAATAGAAAATGGCAAATATCAAAGAGGTATTACGGGCGGCAGCTATTCAAATAAGGGATGAACGTAAACTGGAAGCTAATACGGCAGAGCGTGTTGGTTCTTTGCTGTTGGCATTGGTGGAAGCTGATCTAAGCATGGAAGACTTGGAGAAGTCATTTCTTTCAAGCGTTAAACCTGATGAAGCTGCTGAACTGATCAATTTCATAAAAGGACTAAAAGTTAATAGCAATATAATAAATCGCCTGATTTTAAAAGATACCGAGGTAGAAGAGATGCTCGATACGGATGTTATGTCCGCCCTGCGAGTGATGTCTGAGATTGGGGATAATATCGAGAACTTGAAGAAGTTCTTTCTTTCTAAAGTAGAAAAAGATAAAGCTGCCAAACATATCACTTTTGAAAATGGATCTACCGTTGAAAATGGTTTGATTGTGCGCGTTCCGAAACAAAATACTGAAGCTGCTTTAATGAGCTGTCTTCTTGAAGAGGATGAGGACATGATCATTGAAGAGGATGAGGATGCAATCACAGAGATCGCTCCGGCAGAAGCGTCGGGTGATCTGACGCTTGGGGGGCTTCTGAATGCTGACTCTTCTTTTGACAGTCTTCCCAATGATGTCTATTCTTTGGAAATGCGTGACGGGACCTTTTATCCTAAACAAAGTGGCAGTGGAGATACAATCTTATTTCTCACGTTTGGTATTGAAGACGGGTGTCTCATGATGAACCACTCTTCTGAGGAAAGTAACATAGACTTTAGTATCGATGAAGTGAGTGGAATGTTTCAGTTTGACCTAAAAATATAAATGATCATGAAAACAAACATTGGAAGAATTCTAATCCTGTATACCGGTGAATATTCATCTTTGCGTGCTTACACCCGACTTGATGCCGTTACCAGAGACGGGAGCTCTTATCTCTGTCTGAAGCCTTGTGCCGGTGTACCCGTATCCGATGAAGAATACTGGACCTGTATCGCCCGTCGGGGAAATGACGGTGAAGTACGTTGGAGTAATATGACTGAAGAGGAGAAGAACGATATTCTTAACCGGATAAATCTTTCCACTATCGGTTTCACCAATGTCGGTGGCTTTTATGTTTGTGACAAAGCGGGCAATGTGGTCTTAAAATATGATGCCGATGGCTTCGATGTAGCCAGTCTCTCTTCCAGATTGGTGCAGATGTTGATAGAGACCGACGGCATCGGTCAAAAATTAGGTGAACTTCCCGGCACCGGTTATCCCGGCGATAAGGGAGCGGAAAACGCCCGGCAAATCCTGCAACTGAGCAATCGCCTGTTTTCCATGACAGAAACGCTGTCCGCCCTGGCAGTCAACGAAGACGGCTTCTTCGTGACGGATGCGGAAGGGAACATCATGATGCAGGTCACATCTGGCGGTTTCGGCTCCGCCGCCATCACGGACGGTTTCAAGAAGCTGTTGGAGGATGCCGGCATATCGGGCGACCTGACGTATGAGGTTGTATCAGAGGTAGATTATTAACGTGAAAAAGAAATATTATGGGAGTAGCGATAGTTTTAAACGGCTGTGATTTCTCAGCCAGGAATCTGGGTAAAGTAACATTTCTGCAAGAGGCGGAAGTAACGAGTATCAGTATCACCGGTGACAGTAGCATAACAGGTTTGAACGCCACTTATTCGGCAAGCTATCTGCCTGCCAATACCAACCAGCGCAGCTGCGCGTGGAGTATTATTTCGGGTAATGAATACGCTTCAATAGACAGTGCCACCGGAATACTTACCATCAAGCCGACAGCCGCTACGGCACAGCAGGTTACTATCAAGGCGACATCGACCTACAATAGCGCGGTAACAGCGACAAAGACAGTCAGTGTGACCTATAAGGAGACTGTAGACGATCTGACGGGTATCAGCATTACCGGACCTGATGTTGCTGGTCTGGCAGGAGCACAGTATTCAATAATCTATAATCCGGCGAACACAAGCAAGACGGGAGTGACCTGGAGCCTTATAAGTGGTGGTAGTTATGCCGGTATCGATCAGAATGGCACACTGACAGTAATAGGTAGTGGAAACGTAACAATTCAGGCAGTGTCAATCTATGATGACGCCATAGTTGCCACTAAGAATGTAGCAGTAACGACTTCTGTACCTGCTATATATTTGGCTCTGAATTTGGTGAACACAGGTATATTAACCGACATTGTAATACCTGACTTGAACGTAGCCGAGATGGAAGGTTTGTTCATGACAAAGACCACTTTTGGTAACACCGGTTTCGGTTCCCGTACATCCGGGTCATCTCAAGACAGATTTGCTTTTGTAACTGTAGGGGCCGGTAAATTTAATGCCATGTACGGTGGATCGGCCACCGGTGACACATCCGCAGGTCTATCAAACGGACAAGCTATAAAATTCGTATTGAACAAGGATGGAGTGACGGTCGATGACACACATTATGATTACAGTGGTACCGGAAACCTGTCATCCAACAATACCGCTCCCGTTGCTTTGGGTAACATCTATAACAATGGAACATCCTCCTGGCACTTTTCCGGCAACGCCTGTAGTCCCATACGTATAGCATATTTGAAAATTCGGGAAAACGGAGTGTTGACACATGATCTCAATCCGTATCTTGACGGTGTTGATTTTGGTATGCTCGACAGTATTACAGGCAGAAAATATAGTGCCGCGAATATTGAGAATGCTTCTTATGTTGAAAATTTCTATGCAGGTTGATTATGGGCAAGATTGTAAAATTGAAAAATAAGGCCGGGGATATACTTTATCCGAAAACTATATTGGATGCCATATTTAACAGTCAGGGTAAAAGCCTTACTCTTCTACTGAACGATATACGAGGTAGTAAGAGTCTCTATGATATTGCTGAGGATGGTTTCTTTGTAACTGACACGAACGGTAATATCGGATTGAAATACGATGCCGATGGCTTTGATGTCGCTACCGTCTCCGAAAATTTGAACAGCCTCATTTATGGATATGTGAAAAACAAACAAAATTCCGGCATCGGGGAGATTTCTCAGCAAAAAATTATGCCGTTGGAAGTTTGGCAGTTTTCAAAGAGTGCTGAAAGTGGCTTTTCCGAGGTTACCCTACCACATTCCTGCAATGCCGTTGATGGTCAAAGTGCAAGCTATTACCGTGGGGATGCATACTATAAGTGTTCCGTTGATCTTTTTGGGGTGGAAATGAAACGGTTCTATCTTTTGTTCAAATCGGCCTCGCAACAAAGCACGGTCTCCATAAACGGGATTTCGGTCGGTTCCCACAAAGGTGGATATACACCTTTCTTTGTTGATATCACGAAGGTCGTGAGTGACGGGGTGAATGAGATACTCGTAAAGTGCAATAATAAGATGGATCTGACGCTGGCTCCGGTTTCAAGCGACTTCAACAAGAACAATGGTCTGGTTGACCGAGTGTATCTGATAGCGTCCGGCCTTGTGCATTCTGATGTTGGGGAATACGGCGTTGACCGGATGCACGTTACCCAAAGTTCGGTATCCTCCGAGAGCGCAACAATGAAAATACAGACAAAGGTTTGTAATGAATCCGCTGGTGACCAAATGTTGAAAGCCTTTTTGTACCTGAAGGAAAAAGACGGGACAATAGCCTATTCTCATCAGGAAGATGTCTTATGTCTCGGGAATAGCTCTTTGAACTACGCTCATGATTTTTCAATTCAGAATCCTCATTTATGGAACGGGAAGTCAGACCCGTATCTGTACACTGCTGAATTGATAATTTGTGCCGGTTCGGTGGTATTGGATAGAATGATCACCAAAGTGGGGTTAAGGTTCTATGAAATGACTGCTACAGGATTTATGCTGAATGGTCAGCCCTATCCTTTACGCGGCATTTCCTATCATCAGGACAAAACGGGTAAGGCCGGCGCTGTTACCGAGGAAGATATAAACACGGACTTTGAAATCATTAAGGAACTTGGATGCAATTTCCTCCGTATTGCACACTATCCGCACAATACCTGTACATTCGATAAATGCGATGAGCTTGGTATTATTGTCCAGACGGAAATTCCCTGGGTAAATGAATGCGGCGTTAATGCCACTTCCGCTTATCTTGATAATCTGAAATGGCAAATGAGGGAAATGATAACGAACCACTATAATCATGCCAGCATTGTATTCTGGGGAATGTCCAATGAACTTGGTAATACTCATGCAGGCAATCCTCAAGGAAGTCTTGATAAAGCTAAAGTCGTGGAGTATTCTAATCTATTATATGCGTTGGGCAAGTCTCTTGACAGCACTCGTTATACAGGTTTTGTCACAGATAAATCCGCCGGGGCAACATCCTTCTATGGCGGTAAGATTAATTGTGACTGGCTTGGGCGAAATTATTATGCCGGATGGTATAACTCGCAAGATACGCCTTCATACGTATCCAGCATCATGAGTGGCGAAAAAAATAATTTTCCGTATTATGTATCACTGTCTGAATATGGTGCAGGCTGTAATCCTGACTGTCATAGCGAAACCCCGGAAACAACTACCAATAAAGGGAGTGGTGGCGCACGCCACGATGAGGAATGGGCGAACTATGTACATGAGGTTCACCTGCAGAAGATATATGGCAGCATGACTTATCTTCAGTTCACATCCGGCTGGGTCTTGTTTGACTTTGCCGTGGCTGCACGGAAGGAAGGCTATTCCAATACGTCGGACGGTGTAACAATTACTACCGATACCAACAAGTATTATCTTAATGACAAGGGGCTTGTAAGCCGTGACCGGGCTGTCAAGAAAGATATATTCTATCTGTATAAAGCCAAGTGGAACCTTGAACCGATGGTTTATATTACATCCAGGCGGTTCACTGTCCGTCCGAGTGGAGGCGTTACAATCAAGGTATACTCCAATACTTCCAGCCTCGAATTGTATCAGAATGGGGCTTTGATAGAGACACTGAACAACAGCGGAGAAGCCAGTGGAGTTGTCTGGACGTTTACCACTGTGCGAATAGTCAATGCCACTGATACTTTTAAAGTTATTGGTCGAGATGCGGATGGTAATGTACTCGCTACCGATGTCGTTGATTTTAGTAAATAATAAACAGAAATGGCTATATTAAGTACAGCAAAGATCGTAGGTATGCTTGCCTCGGCAAAGAAAACTGGTAAGCAAGTGATGAATGCTGCCGGAGAATGGGTGGCTGAAGTGGTCGAAGACTTCATGTCCGGGTTTGCGGGTTACGGATGGAAAATCTGGGAGTACGTAAAGGGTAAATGGATGCTTGAGATCGACTCCATCCGGGTGCGTGAACAGTTTATTGTGTTTGAGATGCTGGTATCAAAGATGCGGGCGATAATCGGTTCATTAGGCATATCTCAAGCGTGTGGTAAGATTGCTACGGTGACTCTCTCTGAAGATGGTACAGAGTATCTCATCACCTTGGAGGATGAGACAATGAGCTTTGTCGCTCATGACTTTATGCGGTGCCAGACTTATACAGGAACTAAACAAACGTTCTATCATGTCGAGATATCTTCCGTTGTGGATGACGTGATTCATGTGCCGGTGTCCGAGTTTGACAAAGATGAAGAGGGTAATGTGACCAATCCTCCGGAGATTGGAAACGACATTGTGCAGTTTGGCAACTCTGTGAATAAGAATCGCCAGTCCGCTATCTACATCCACGCCGATGAGAGTGGCCAGCCTGCCATTGATATCATGTTCGATATTGACAGTAAGGATTGGACCGGTAAGATTAAGACGCGCCTTGGCGGTGATATTCCCGGGGGAGATGGTGTGCGAGGCTTTTATTGCGAAAACGGCATGATCAAAGGAACCGATACCGGCGGACATACGGTATACTGCATCCATCCTGACGGTACCGCTGAGTTTGGCGACGGTTCCGCTAAGTTTGCAGCTGACCGGTCCGGCAAACTTGCCGGTGGTGCGATCTCATGGGAGTGGTCTGAAGCGAAAAACAAGTTCATCTGCACAATGGGAGAAGGTGTTGTTCTAAAGTGGAATAATCTTGATGATGAAACAAAAGAAAACCTAAAAGGTGAAAAGGGCGACAAGGGAGATACCGGTGATAAAGGTGGTGATGGCCTCAATGGTGCCGACGGTATTAATGGTAAGGATGGCACATCAATAGTATGGAAGGGTAGCTATGTTTCGCATCCAGCTAATCCCCAGAATGGATGGGCATACAAAAACACTACGGATGGTAAAAGTTACGTTTACCAGGATGGAACATGGTATCAGATGACTGTTGACGGTGTTGATGGTGCCAATGGCATAGATGGTACTGATGGACTTGATATTGTCTGGAAAGGAGATTTATCTACACCGCCGGCAAATCCTGTAAAGAACTGGGTATACCGAGATACGGATAACGGCCGGGTATACATCTATAATGGTACTGCCTGGGCTTTGATGGTGGCGGATGGAAATGACGGAGCCTCCGGTGCTGATGGCACTGATGGTATGTCTGTCTATATCACTTATAATGATAGTGAATCCCAACCGGCAAAACCTACAGGAAACGGCACCTCGAACGGCTGGCATACTGATGCAACAAGCACAGCCGTGTGGATGTCTCAGAAGGTTGCAGAGAGTGTATCTTCCGGCAGTTGGGGAACCCCGATTAAAATAAAAGGGGATAAAGGAGACACAGGACCGCAAGGTGTTCCCGGAGCTCCCGGTAAAGATGGAAAGGTCTATTATACCTGGATAAAATACGCTGATGATGCGCAAGGTAATGGCATTAGTAATGATCCTGCCGGAAAGAGTTTCATTGGACTTGCGTATAACAAAGAAGCAGAGACTGAAAGTAATACGGCATCTGATTATAGCTGGAGTCGCTTCCGTGGTTTCGATGGCTCGGACGGTAAAGATGGTACGGATGGTGTTCCCGGTCCGGCAGGTGAAGATGGCAAGACCACCTACACGTGGATCGCTTATTCTGATAACGCTGACGGTAGTGGTATGTATCAGGTGCCGACGGACGCTACGAAGTATATCGGTATTGCGGTTAATAAAGATACGGCTACAGAAAGTACTGATCCGGCTGATTATACGTGGAGCCGTTTCCGGGGTGAAGATGGTGCGGATGGCCAAGATGCTGTAATGTTTGCGATAGAGTTCTATATGAACGGAGTCCAGGTCCAGAATATCCCGTGCGATATACATTCTAATCCGGTTGGAGGTAGCGCACTTGTTGCTAAATTATTCCGAATTAAAGGTAGTACTAAGGATTTGTATTCGGCAGGTAACTGGATTGTGAATCACCGGTTAAATGGTACAGAGGTTTCTGACCTTGATTTTTCAAGCCCTCGGAGTTCAGTCGATATTGCTATTGCCGATGTTGGTGATTTTGATAGTATATCTGTAGGGGTGGCTGGAGGTTATTCGCCTGATGATCCTGTAATAAGTGCGAGTGATACTATTGCTAAAGTGATGGCCAATGTACCAGATTGGTTAATAGGCTGGGATGCCAACAAAGTGCAGATAGGCAGCGGGTATATGATATCTCCGAAGCTGTTTACGGGCAAGAATACGGGTACTGCAGCAGAGCCAATACTAACAGGTATTGTACAGGGGGATAAGTGTATTACCATTGATGGAGTTGAACGATCCGGTATCTTTGCTTTGGTGGATAACGAGATAATGTTTGAGCTTGACCCGGAAAATGGAAAATACAAATTCAAAGGGGAAATACATGCGAATGTTATGTATCTTAGCATGTATATAGGTGTTCCCGATATAGAAAAGCCAGGAGGTTCGATCTGTGTTGGCCATAATATTGGGGTATTGCCTGAAATACCTTCAGGAATGTGCCGTAATATAAAGTGGATAGTCCCGCTACTAACAAGAGTACTTCTTCCTACAACTGTCACTACAAGTAGTGATAAAGTGCGTATTGCTGTTGATGGTAATGTTGTGAATAGTGTAGCATCTATAAAATTTTCAGATGTTGGTCTGTGTGCCTTTGATTTGTATGGCTGGAGGGAATCAGACAGTAATTTTACATATTGGGGGCTATATCCAAGTAATGATAATGCCGTGACCGCGATAAAAAATGCACAATAAACAGACTTAAATATATTGTAATATGGGATTAAATGAATGGTTGGCTCTGATTGCTGCTTTAGGTGGGTGGGAAGCGGTAAGATGGGGCATTACTTTTTGGACAAGTCGAAAAACTAATGCTCGGAAAGAGGATGCTGTTGCAGATGCTGCGGAAAATGAAAATGAACGGAAACAAATCGCCTGGCTGGAAGATCGTATTGCTCAACGTGATGCTAAGATTGACGGTCTTTATGCAGAGATGAGACAAGAACAAAAGGCTCACCTTGAAACCATACATAAATTCCATGAGTCGGAATTAAAGCTGAAAGAGGCGGAAATAAGAAGGTGCGATATTAGAGGCTGTGCCAATCGCCAGCCGCCAAGTGATTATTAATTAAAAGGAGGAAATTAAATGAGTGTACCAAGAGGATTGAGAAATTGTAATCCCGGCAATATCCGAATAACAAAGGATAAATGGCAAGGATTGAGAGAGAAACAGGAGGATGAGTTGTTTTTCCAGTTTAAGGAAATGAAATGGGGGTATAGGGCGTTAATCCGCATACTCCAGAACTACCGGTATCGGCACGGATGCCAAACGATAGTGGACTTTATCAACCGTTGGGCACCACCCGTTGAGAATAATACGTTTGGCTATATCAACCGGGTATGTAGCGAAATGCAAGTGCCAAACAGCTACGTTCCTGATGTGGTTGATAAGTCCACCATGTGCGCTTTCGCAGCTGCGATTTCTCAGGTAGAGAATGCGGTGCCTGCTGTTATGGAGGATATATATAAAGGGTGGGATTTGTTATGAAAGCGCTACCGTGGATATTAGTTATATTGTTGTGTTTGGCAGCTTGCCGGAGCATCGAGTATGTTCCGGTCGAAACAATACGTACTGAGTATAAAACACGTGACAGTATTCGGTATGATAGCATATATAAGCATGATAGCATATTCTATCAGATCAAAGGCGACTCCGTATATAAGTATGTCAAGCAGATGGAGTATAGGTATATCTTTATCAATCGTAGAGATACGGTACTGAAGACTGACAGTATACGGGTTCCTTATCCTGTAGAAAAAGAGCTGAGCAGGTGGCAGGCAATGAAAATAGAATTGGGAGGCTGGGCATTTGGAGGGCTGTTAATAGGTCTGTTAATTGTTTCCTGGCTTATCTATAAATCGAAAAAGAGATAGTACCTTTGTTGTTGTAGAAGTGATACTTATCTTTTGATAAGTAGGGCCTCGGCAGAATTGCCGGGGCTTTTTTGTGTCTTTTCTCTTTTATCAATAGCCATCTACTTTTGGAAAAAATCAAAGTATATGGCTATTAATGAAAGAGCTACCGTAGAGGTACAGGTAAACGGACAGCAAGCAAAACAGGAACTTCGTGATTTGGAAAGTTATGCCAATTCATTGAAAGGGCGACTGGCAGAAGCATATAAGGCAGGTGACACGAAGCAGATCAAAAAGCTGGAGGCCGAACTGAAGAAAACCAATGCTGAGCTGAAGACAATGCGGACTAATGCAAAGAATATTGATTTTGCAATGCAGAATCTGTCTCTGGCTGGTCCCAAAGAGTTACGTCAACTCTTGAAAGATATCAATGCAAAATTGAACTCCGGACACATAAAACGCGGTTCTGCTGAATGGAAAATGTATCAGGAACGTCTCAAACTGGTTAATGCTGAATTGCGGAAAATTAATGCTGAGGTTCAAGAAACGCAAAGTTGGTTAACCCGGTTTAATAATGGATTTTCCAAATGGGGAGGTTTGCTTGCTTCAGGCGCCGCTGCAATAACAGGAGTTTCTTTTGCTCTTTCAAAATTGAGGAATAATCGGGACGACAAAGAAGATTCTGCGGCAAACTTAAAGGCGCTGACTGGGCTGGATGATAACTCTATCAAATGGCTGACACGTCAGGCTGAGATATTATCTACTGCGATGGACAAGACGGGTTTGCGGGTAACACAATCCAGTAGAGATATTCTTGAAGCTTACATGTTGGTTGGTTCCAATAAACCCGAATTGTTAAATGATAAGGAGGCTCTGAATGCAGTAACCGTTGAAACTATGCGTTTGTCTGCGGCATCAAAAATGGAATTGGCCAAATCAGTAGAAGCAACTACAACTGCCCTTAATCAATATGGTGCTGGCGCTGATCAAGCGGCAAGATATGTTAATGTATTGGCCGCAGGATCTAAGTTTGGAGCGTCCAATGTAGAACAACAAACAGCTGCCATCTTAAAAGCGGGTACTATTGCTGCTTCATCCAATATCTCATTGGAAGAATTGGTTGGTACTATTGAAATGTTAGGTGAAAAAGGTATGAAAAATGAGATTGCTGGGACAGGACTCAAAACTTTTTTTACCCGTCTTTCTACAGGGGCTATTGATACAAATCCAAAGGTTGTTGGTTTGTCTGTAGCTCTTGAAAATTTAAACAAAAAGGTTGAAGAAGCTGAGAGTCAAACGGTCGGCGGTGGAACTACATTACTAAAAAAACTTTTTGGTGATGAAGGAATGGTAACTGCTATGATTTTGACTCAAAATACAGAGAAAGTAAAAGAATATACGCAGGCTGTTACTGGCACAAGTGTTGCAATGGAGCAGGCAGCCATAAATTCTGATACTGCAAAAGCAAAAAGAGCGCAATACATTAATCAAATTAAAGAAGCTGGTATCATACTGATGGAAAAGCTTAATCCATCGTTGTCTGCCTTGACTGGATGGACGACAAGATTGATAAAGGCTGCGCCGGAATTAATTGATTGGCTTCAAAAATATGGTAAAGTATTGGCTTATGCCATAATTGTTGTTGCATCTTATACAGCAGCAAATAAGTTGCAATGGTTTTGGTTGAATAAGGTGAAAACTGAAACCGGACAATACATTGTAATTCAAAAGTTGAAAGAGTTTTGGGATAAAGCCATTACTGCATCAACATGGTTGTATATAGCAGCGACATCTGCACTAACAGGTAAGACGAGTCAAGCCAAGTTAGCAATGCAAGCATTTTTCATGATTTTAAAAATGAATCCATTTGGAGCGGTTGCTACGTTGATAGTTGGAGTTGCAGGTGCATTATACTTATTTACTCGTAGGGCATCAGAAGCGCAGCGTGCACAAGTACTCCTGAATGAAATCCAAGGTGATGCAGCTGCGAATATTGCAGCAGAAAAAACAGAGGTAAAAGCTTTGTATAAAGTGGCCAAGGATGAAACTAAATCTAAAGAAGAGAGGCTGAGGGCTATAAAACAATTAAATGAGATTTCTCCGGAATATCTGGGAGCACTGAATCTTGAAACAATTGGAACGGATAATGCGAGAGTAGCTGTAGATAATTATGTGAAAAGTTTGTTGACATTGGCTGAAATAGAATCAGCTAAGTCTCGTTTAACAGATACTGATAAACAATTAGATGAATTACGTCGTAAGCAGAATAAATATTTGGAGGAAAGAGATACATTCTGGGGCGCAGTAAAGACCCTTCCTCGTAATATAGGTAGCATGTTGACTTGGGGAGGTGTTGAAGATGCTGGCGAGAAACTTAATAATAATATTGAAGAATTGGAAAAGCAAAGGGAACAACTTAAATCGTTCTTGGAGGAAAAGATAGAAGCAAAGGTTGAGATTGATACAGCCACTAATAATACTGATGATCAAAATGACGATGATAAGAAGAAATGTCCCAGATGTGGAAATAATCCCTGTACTTGTACGAAGGATGATAATAAGTTTACCAAAGTTGAAGCAGATTATTACAAACGTATCACAGAGATAAAAAATAGATATTTATCAGATTCTCGTATGTCTCAAGAAGATTATCATAAAGAAATGCAGGATGCTGAAATGCAATTGCTTCAGGACAAATTATCTGTTGCCGGGCTTGAACCTTCTGAGCGGCAGAAAATCAATAATCAGCTTCTTGATATGGAGATAAAGATGCGGGATGAGCTTGAGAAAAAAGAGGAGAAGCGCCAACAGGAAACTGAAAAGAAAAGAAAGGAAAATTCAGAACAGGCGTTTTCTGCCCGTGAACGCCAATATCAATTAGAAATAGAAGATGCTACGATGTACCATTATCAGAACAAGACATCTGAAGAGAACTATTATCAGGAGTTAAAACGAATCCAAGATAAATATTACGATGATATATTGAATAGTACAGAATATAGTGAAGAGCAGAAAAACAAGATACGTGATAAAAAGAGACAAGAAGACTTGAATGCTGAAAAGAAAGCTGCTGAACAAAAGAAAAATAAAGAACAGCAAATGTACAATGTCTTGGAGGGATTAGCTACTGATTATGGGAATGCGATTGCTGATGTCTTAACTGATTCAGAAGTTACTTTTAAAGATTTCCTAAAAGAAATGTTGAAAGCATCTTTGGATGCATTAGAGAAATTTATGATCCTAAAAGTTGCTCAAAGAACAATTGCCAATCTTGGTGAATTAGGCTTTTGGGGACTTGTTAAAGCGGCTGGGGAAATAGCTTTGATTACAGCAGCATTTGAAACCGCCAAATCTGCTATTGGCAATTTCTATACTGGTGGTTTCACAAGTCCGGGTGAATGGGATAAACCACAAGGCATTGTGCATAGTAATGAGTTCGTCGCAAATCGCTTTGCCGTTGCGAATCCGGAGATTCTTCCGGTTCTGAAATTGATTGATACTGCACAAAAGAATAATACAGTTGGTAAGCTTACCAGTCAAGATGTATCCAGCGTACTCCGGAATGGCGGACAGAATCAAGCGGCTGCCGTCGAGGTTATTCAAACGACTGATCCGGAGATAAAGCAATTGATTGCTGAATGTACTACTGTAATGCAGACAGTGAAGAAGAGATTTGAAAAACGCATAGTTGCTGAGACCTATTTAACAGGTAAAGGGGGTATCAACCAAGCGCAAAAAGAGTACAATAGATTAAATAACAATAAATCACGCAATAAGCAATGACCGAATTATATATCAACGGACAATTGGCTGTTCTTCCTGAAGGGAGCAGCATTACATTCACTTCCGAGAATCCTTATTTCACTCGCAGTTCTAATTATTCGTTGGATATTGAACTTCCAATGGCAGCTAATTATACTATATTTAAACATATTAACAGACTGGATGTGACGAAGAGAAAGACAATTCTTCCGGCTATGCTCATCGTGGATGCCAAGTGCCTACTTTATGGCAGTGCAGTTTTGTTGTCAGTAGAGGACAGACTGGTTAAAGTGCAGCTCGTATCTGGTAATGCAGAGTTTAATCTTCTGACGAATGATGATATCTATATTGATGAGTTAGAACTGGGAGGTCCTTATATGCCTCCGCAGCCGGGAATCTTTCAATTCTTCTTACCGGAATCAGAAATGAAGGCAGCCTACGGCTCAGTAGATGAAGTGGACGGGGTTTTTCTCCCGGTATTTTATCAAGAAGCAAAAGAGGAGAATTTGGTCAATAGAGTTACGTATGAAGAGGGCACAACCAATTTTAATCCCGGTTCTAACATGTTTGTAGGAAGCTTCCAGCCCTACCTGCTTACGGTCATCAAAAAGCTGGTTGAATATTTCGGATACACCTTTGATACCACTTTCTTTGATAACAGTTTCTTGCGGAATATCTATATATGCAGTGCGGTAAACTCATTCCGCGTTGAAACAGCATTGCCACACTGGACGGTTTCTGAATTCTTTGACGAATTGGAGAAATTTTTAGGTATCATTACTGTTGTAGACGAATATGCCAAAGTGGTACGCTTTGTCGAATTGAATAATTACTTTTCCAATCCCGATAAGGAAATCATCAACCACACTGCATTGTTGCGCGAATATGCCGTCGAGATAGACGAGGAGAAGAGCGATAAGGATGTAACCTCCGGCAATGTCGGTTATGATCTTCCTTCCACCTCCGATGACGGCTACTTACGACTGGAACGGTATCTGCTGGAGGCTGCTAAAAAAGTAGAATATGCCAACTACCAAGATATGAAAAACGCCTACGACAGTATGGATAAGGAAGAACGGAAAAGAGTGATATTTGTCGTAGGTAAACGTTACTACATCAACTACAATGAGAATGAGACAGACACGCTGCGTGAAGTCAATCTCTATGCCGACCTCATTCGTGATCCGGAGTCTTACGATACGGATGCCGAACTAAAGATAGTTCCTGTCAAGATTGTACAATATGATCGTGGTACATGGAAACGACTGGAGCATAATTTTGATGTGGTGAGAACAGATACCAGCTTAGTTTTGAATATTCCCTTAATCAGCTATTACCGCAAAAATTATAATCCGGATTGGGTAATCAGTCCTCAGGGAGAAGCATTTAATATCCAAGAAGCCATTAGCGGCGATGTTGAGTTACCGGATAAGCAACAAAAGAATGACTGTATGGAGATAGCTTTCAATACCGGAAAGTTCAACCGGCAGAACGTGACCTCTAACGGACAAACCAAGTCTTACAGTCATGCTTATCCCTTTACTGATTATCAGCAGAAGACTGCCGCACAACTTACGGACTTCCTGCCTTATTCCCTTAGCTTAAACGACCTCTGCCCAGACAGCATTGGTCATCGACTCTCTGTCCTGAAGATATTCCATTCCAATATTCCCTATACCATCAACTTTCAAGCTAACCGTTTGCCAGATGTGAATAAGGTATTTCTTATAGGTAATAAACGGTATCTATGCGAGAAGATTGAGGTGGAAATAGATGTGAATGGACTGAATAAGGTACTGAAGGGGACTTTTTATAGGGTAGAATAAAGATTAAGATATAACATTTTCTACAACTGTTGTGAAGTGTTGTACCTCTGGGCTTATAGATTCCCTTCAAAATGTTTTGTTTCCTCGTGTACAGTCATATGTTCTCCTTTCAGATATTTATTAGTAGTTGATACATCTGCATGCCGTGCCTGATCACGTGCAATGACAATGCCTTCGGCATTTGCAAGATCGCGAATACCGGAGTCTTTCAATGAGTAGAATTGATAAGTTGAGGGAAACTTCAGTTCTGCACGTACTTTATTGAAATAGCTTCGATAAATTTTCGTACTGGCTTTTTGATCGGAGGGTTTGAATTTGGGACCGAAAAGATAGCAGTCGTCATGATAGTTGAAGATATTGAGATCGATCATAGACTTTATAAGTTCGTCATTCAAACCTACCATGCCATCTTTGCGGTTCTTGGAAATTGCAGAATTAACAAATACCTTTTGTTCCTTCAGAGATATGTCTTTCAGTTTGATGTTAGTTAGTTCATCTGGCCGGATGAAAGTGTAATATTCAAATTGGCAAAGGAGTAGGAAATAGGGGTTTTGTCCCTTTAGGTACTTATTTAACTTATTCAAATCCTTAGCAGATAGCGCATCACGTTTCTTGCTGTCAGCAGTAAGGGATTTAATTTTTTCTACCGGATTATGGTCAATGTACTGTTTCTCGGTTAACCAAGAACAAAAAGAGGAAAGCCATATTCTGTAGTTATTTCGTGTCCGAGCGGATGCATCCCGGTCAATGAGGATATAATCTAAGAAATCACTAACGAAGGTCTGATCGAATTGGTAGATATAAATGATTGTCGGAATTCTCTTTTCATTGTATTCGGCAAGTATTTTAGTTCTCTTTTTGTAGTCCAGGAGAGTGTTTTCTTTAATGGCTTTAGTTGAACAGAGCTTTTCCAAATATTTATAATACAATTTGATAATATCTATAAAAGGTGTGTATTGGCGTGAGTTGCTGGTATCTGCCCACGGATTCCATCCGGTTCGAAGACGGTTAGTGAGGTTAGTGATGACTTCGGTTGCTCTCTTTTTGCGCTCGGAAACTTTGTCGATTCCATCCAACATATACTTTTTTCTCTTCATACTTTGCTCCAGCGGATCGTATGCTTTAAAGTCAATATACCAATTCTTGCCTGTGTGTAGTTTGGGAAGGGTGTAAGTGATGATATCACTAATAGAAGCGCCTTTTCTTTTGGTTGTTGAAGACAT